TCTTCTTGATCATTGCGAGCATGACGAAATCGTACGTAATCGACGTGAGTATGCTAATCAAGCAGCCGACGAGGATAATGATAACAACAACGCCAATAACTCTTCTGAAGATGGGGACAAGGACCCTAAGATTCCTAACGCTAATGGAGATGAAAGCCCAGACGCTAATGGTGGCGAAGGCGACGAGGACCCATCGACAGAAGAGGGTAGCGAAAATTCACCTAAAGAAGGTTCTGAAGATGGCGACAAGAATCCTGAACTACTCAACAGCAATGGAGATGAAAGCCCAGACGCTAACGGTGGCGAAGGCGACGAGGACCCATCGGAAGAAGAGGGTGGCGATGAGTCACCTGAAGAGGGTTCTGAAGATAACGAGCCTACAGAACAATCATCAGAGGAACCAACTGTTCCTTCAGAGGATAAGGACGACGATTCTTCTAAGCAGGAGAAGGCGAAAGCAACTCCAAAAAAAAAGAAGATGAGTATCCAAGAATAGAATGGGACAACCTGCTTGATGCGGACGTACAGATGGCAACCGTCATCTATAACGACCGCATCAACACTTGGCGCAAGATGAAGCAGCTCGACGAACTGCTGGAGACAAAGCCCACCGCACAGGCTGTTGCTGAAATGGCAGAACTGCGCATCCGCAATCTTCAAGCATTTGCCGAGCTGCAATCATTAAACGACACTGGTAAGTTCCTCTGCAAACACCCGATACTCTTCGGACGCTCAGAGATAGCCCAGCTCATTAAGTTGCTCCGCACTGACCCTGCCGAGTTCCTCCGCCAGCATAAGAATGTTCTCGACAACATCAAGCGTTATAAGTCGTTCGTTAAGCGCAAGGATCGTAAAGAGAAAAGAGATACTGATAAGCGGAACCTCGAAAAGTACCAAGAAAAAGAGCGACTGTTCAGAATGGTTCTTGAACAACAAAATAAATAATTACAATGGAAAATAGTATAAAAGTTTTTAATTTGGGCGGTTTACCTACTGCCCCGCTGGACTCTTTTATCGAACTTCAGGAAGACTTCAAAAAGCCTGATGCAGACAAATTATCGAAGCTTCAGATGCTCATCATCACTCGTGGCTTCAAGTATTCATTCAAAGTATGGAAAGACCCTGACGGTAAGCTGTGGATTATCGATGCGCACCAAAGAAGGAAGGCTCTTCTCGGGCTTCGCTCCTATGGTTTCAAGATTCCCGATATTCCCTATGAGGAAATACAGGCTTCGAACAAGAAAGAAGCAGTAGAGGAAATCGCTGCATATAACTCAGAGTTTGCGCAGAAGAATCCCGATACCCTTTTATTCACGAAGTACAATATTAGTGGCGATGACCTTGCCAAGTTCAATCTTGGCTATGAAGTAAAGCAAAATGACTTCTCTGTCGGAACTGATAAGTTGTTTGCCACAGAGAATGACACCGCAGAGATACAAGAGGACACCGTTGATACCCTTCCACAAGAGGATAGTGATGTCTTTGCCCGTCCTGGTGATGTTTTCCGACTTGGCAATAATAGACTGATGTGTGGAGACTGTCGTTCAAAAAAGGATATTGTTACGTTGATGAATGGACGAGTTGCTGATATGATTCTCACAGACCCTCCTTATAATGTAAATTATGAAGGTGGCGGAGATAGTAAACTTACCATTCAGAACGACTCAATGGAGAATGATTTGTTCCTCCGCTTCTTGCAGTCTGTTTTCAACGTGATGTTTTCCATTGTCAAAGCAGGAGGTTCTTTCTATGTATTCCATGCGGACTCTGAAGGCGAGAACTTCCGTAGAGCCATTCGAGAAGCAGGATTCAAGATTGCGCAATGCTGTATTTGGGTAAAGGATTCCCTTGTGATGGGACGTCAGGATTACCAATGGCAGCACGAACCGTGCTTATACGGTTGGAAGCCCGGCGCAGCCCACTTTTGGAACTCAGACAGGAAGCAGACAACCATTTGGAATTTCGATAAGCCAAAAGCCAATAGGATTCATCCCACGATGAAACCTATCGCCCTAATAGCATATCCTATTACCAACAGCACCAAGAACGGCGATATTGTTGTTGATGTGTTCTCTGGTTCAGGTTCTACTATTATGGCGTGCCAACAGACCGACCGCATCGGCTACGGAATGGAAATAGACCCTAAATACGTGTCTGCCACTGTACGAAGATACATGGCAATGTTTCCCCAACAGCCAGTTCTATTGGAGAGGGACGGCAATGTCTTATCAGAGGATGACACCAAAAAGATAATTCTATGTCAGAATTAACACAGAAAGAAATTCTCACAGATGAGTATATAAATCAAGTCAGAACGTTCGGGGCATTGAATTATACCCCCGAACGTATCTGCCAGCTGCTCGGTCTGAGGAAAACTAAGCGTATAGCCTTGCTGTATCGTATAGCTATGCCTGGTGATGTGTATTGCGAAGCATACCAACAAGGGCTTGCGCTTGGCGAATATAACATTGACGCAGAGCTTGCCAAGAAAGCGGAGAAAGGAGAAAACGACTCCATTACCTTGCTTGAGGAACGTAAGAATGAGCGTGCCGAAAAAGACCTGCGTATGAAACTCTTTGGAATATGAAAAGTGAAATTGAGAAGTTAGACTCCATACACCCTGACCTTATATCCGCATTCTTGACGAATGGGGACTGCGAGGGTATTCCACAGGAAATAAAGTTATTCTTACAGCAACTACAATGGTCTGCGGAGATATTCGAACACGAGCGTAATATTACGAGAGCAGCTAAAAAGCTGAAGATCCGTATTAATGCAGAGCAACGAATAAAGATAGAGGAGCGCACTTGTATGGCGAGAATCTATCAGGCAATCAACTATTTCCAAGTTGATTGCAATGTTTCTATAAAGGTTTGGGAGAGTAATTTTGCGAACAAATATGAAGATCTTGCTAAGCTCTGCGCTCTTAATCGCGACTATAAAGGTATGAAGTCATGTTACGATGCGGCGCTTGAGTGTCGTCGTAGGTCTTCGGAGATTGCTGAAGCTGATAGAGACTTAGGGGTTCTATTCTTGATTTCACCAGAGTTAACAGCAGAGGAACTTGGCTTCTCGAAGAAGAGTCTCAAGGACATTGCAGCAAAGCACAATCAAGGTTTTTATGTTACGCTTATCGACTCGCTTCCTATTGAGCAGAAGGAGAAGAAGCGACTGCTGCGTGATGCTGACATTCAAGACGCTGAAATAGTAGAGGAGATTCCAAATGACTGACGAACTAACAACACAAAACAACGAACAGCCAACAGTCGACTTTGAACACTACTATATGAATCGTGTTCAGCTGTTGGCAAACATCATCGACCCGAATATGCTCTATGCAGAGTGGGCTCGTGCAACGGGTAAGACGGAGGGCGTTATCGTTCCTCGTCTTATCCGTGTAACAAATGATATGCCTGGTGAACTTTCGTTCCTCGTGCATAAGACTTACGTTGCTCTGATGACGAACGTCTGGCCTAACATCCAAGCATCGTTCTCACGTCCTGTCATCGTGAATGGGAAACAGCGAGCAATGTTGGAATATGGCATCGACTACGTGGTGGGCGAAGCAAAGCTACCTTCTCACTTCCGTCGACCACGCTACCCTATTGCCTACGCTAAGCACTCGGTTATCTTTCGCAATGGTGCACACCTCCAGTTAGTATCTTCAGATCAGCCTGAGAGTGTCGCTGGACGTAATGCCGTCCACGCTTTCGTCGAGGAGATGAAGCACAACAGCGGAGAGAAACTCAAGTCACGACTCTTCCCTTCTCTCCGTGGTGGTTCAGCGGACATCCGTCGCTCTGCCTACTATGAAGGTGTGACTGGTGTGAGTGATACCGCACGTGTCGACCTCGGTGAGGACGATTGGTTTGAGGAATACGAAAATAAGATGGACCGACAGCTCATTGAGGAGATAGCCAGTGTTTCACTTGCTATCAATCAGTCGCTCTATAAGCAGTTTATGCTTCAGCAGGAACTTCGTAACACGAAGAACCCTGTCACAATGGAGAAAATCAGACTGGAGAATGAACGCCTTAACGCCTTTGTTGCCCGATGGAAACCACGCTTGGCGGATATGCGAAGGAACGCAATCTACTATATCCGTGCTTCATCTTTCTGCAATAAGGACATTCTCGGTCCTAAGTTCTTCAAGACCCAGCTCGACACGCTCGATATGGATGAGTTCTTGACCGCTATCTGTGCTATTCGACACAAAGAGGTGACTAACAAGTTCTTCACTACCTACGACCACGAGCGACACCAGTTCAAGGATAGCTATATCTATGACCAGATACTGAAACTAAACCTTAAGGACCACTTCACCCTCACCGCTCGCTATCTTCGACATTACGATAAGCGTGAACCGCTCTACATTGGTTACGACCCTGGAAACTTTCAGTCGCTCATTGTCGGACAGAAGAAAGACTATGGTAGTCTCTTCGATATCATCAAGGAGTTTTGGGCGTATATACCCGACGACCAGCAGAACCTTGCACAGCAGGTGTATTCTTTCTTTGGTACGGATGCAGTGAATAAGGTTATACACCTTTATCCTGACCGTGCTGGTAACAAGACACGTGAGGAATTAGAGCAGATAACTACAGACTCGCTGACGATGAAGGCAGCCTTAGAGAGTTACGGCTTTTCAGTTATCCTCTACAATGAGGGTGCACCTGTTATTTACCATTGGCAGCAGTTCCGCCTTTGTCAGTTGCTCTTTGGTGAGAAGATTCCTTCACTTCCGAAGGTGCGTGTTGATGAAAATGAATGTCCAAACCTTTGCAGTGCTATCCTTATCAGTCCATTGAAGAAAACAAATGGCAAAATAGAACTCGACAAGGCTTCAGAGAAGAAGGAGGAACTCAAGCGAAGACCAGGACTAACAACGCAGCTCCCAAGTGCGATGATTTACCTTTTATATGGGCTTTATTCCGACCTTATCAAGAAGGAATTAAGCAGTTATCCCGACGATTTGCCCGAAAATCTCACTATTTAACGACTAATAATGGGTTAAAACGAAAACAAAACGTACTTGAAAATAGGCAAAAATAAGGGGTGTTTTACATCGGTGAAAAACTTACTTTGTTGTGTTTCAGTGGTTTGCGTTCTGAAAATCAAAAAACAAAAAAAATGAATGGCGTTTATCAGGAAGCACCGCTGAAAGTCGGTAAATCGGTGCAAAATCCAAAAAGTCGGGAAATATGACAGGAAGGGGGCAAAATCGTCCTTTGTTCCCACAGCGAATTTCAGTAATTTCGCACGTAATGGAGAAGACGATTGAAATGACTGGCATCGAAGCAATGCAATGGGCAAGGGAGATAAGTAAGATACCACAAGGTGACTTCACTATCTGCTTCTTCCCCTACTCTCGCATACAGGGTATGGCAGGCGAGAAGATGATAGTCAAGGAACATTGCAAGTGGCGTACGCAACTACCACAAGACTGCTTCAAAGTCGATGCCGAGAACTTCTTTCTTTTCGAGGATCAAGAGGGAAACCCCAAGATGTGCTATCGCATACTCATCAGATACATGGGCTTCCCACAAGACGGATATAAACTACATAAGATAAATTGGTTATGACAGATAGTATTGAACTGCACGGCAACGCTGGACTCTACGTCATGGACGGCAATACCTTCTCCTTTCAGATTGGAGAAGGGAGAGAGTTGTCGACAAGTCCAGGGCTACTCGTACCACAGGGTCAGCAGCCTTGCTTCCATGAGCACCAGTGGATGAGTGTGAATGGATACCAGGTGTGTATGCGTGGTATGAACAACGCACTGTGTGAAGAGGTAACGATGGAGATAAAGCAGAACCGCCTGCTGCCTCGCTTGTATAGCAAGGAGATTAAGATGCTCTATGGTAACGGACCTTGTGCCTATATGCAGACAGTAGAAGATGGTAAGCTACGACGTGAGTACACCGCACTGCCTGCGTGGGATGAGTGGTTGAACTCATGGCAAGAGCGTGGTATGGAAACATCCGCACAGGAGTTTGCTAAGACCTGTATCAAGAACTACTACTGGTTCGGTGATTACTTCGTTAAGTGGCGGTTCTCACGTGGTAAGCGTATTGG